ATATGGGGGCGCCGGGGGTGGTGGGGTGAGCGCATCTGCTGTGATTCGCGCGGCAGGAAGCAGCGTTTTCGGCGGCAGCGGCGGCGCGGCGTCCTCCGGTAGCAATGGAGTCGATGGCGTCGCCCCTGGCGGCGGCGGTGGTGCAACCCAAACAGGCGCTCAATCTGGTGCCGGCGCACGCGGCGAACTGCGTATTTGGGGGATCATCTAATGGCACGCTTTGCAATCATCGACGCAGGGCGCGTCATCAATCACGCTGAAGCAGATGCGGAATTCGCATCTTCGCAGGGTTGGATTCAGGCCGGTGAATCTCGCATAGGTGACCTATGGGATGGTTCGAAATTCACCCCGCCTGCAGTGGACCTCGTTGCGTTGAAAGCAGCGAAGAACGCCGAAATTAACGCGGCACGACTTGCTGCCAACTTCACATCCTTCACGCACGCTGGCAAGGCCATCGCCTGTGACCAACTCAGCCGCTCAGATATCGACGGCACCAACGGTTTTGTCAGCCTGTACGGCACTCTACCTCCCGGCTGGCCCGGAGGTTGGAAGGCTGTCGATAACACCTATGTCCCGATCAGCAGCGTGGATGGCTGGAAGGCTTTTTACAGCAGCATGTTCGCAGCCGGAAATGCCAATTTTGCCAAGGCGCAAGCTTTGAAAACTCAGCTTGAAGCAGCTACCACAGCGGCAGAAGTTCAAGCAATTGTATGGTGACAGACAACCAACTGCTCAAGTACCTAGGCGGCAGAAAATTCACCGTCTCGGTTCTAACACTGCTGTCGTCGTCTATCCTTTGCTGGTTCGGCAAAGTAGACGCATCAACGTACTCATATGTGGTCGTATTCACAGTGGGCGCGTTCATATCAGGTAACGTCTGGCAGCATATCAACACAACTAAGGTAGAATAAATGGCGGTACTCTCCAGAGAACAACTCAAGCAATACGCACTCAGAGCTCTGGGGGCGCCCCTTTTGCAGATCAACGTCGCCGATGCTCAGTTGGAAGATCGTCTGGATGAAGCCATCGCGTACTTTCAGCTCTACCACTACGAAGGTATCGAGCGCATGTATCTGAAACATCTGGTCACTCAGACGGATGTTGACAATCAGTACATCACCGTCCCCGACTTCGTGTATGGTGTCAAGTCAGTTATCCCGTTTAGGCAGGGATCTAGTTCGGCTAATCTTTTTGATGTTCAATATCAGCTACGGCTGAATGATCTGTATGAGCTCACGAACACCAGTATGGTCTACTATACGATGGTAATGCAGCACATGCGATCTCTTGATATGGTGCTGAATGGGTATCCGCAGTTTGAGTTCAACAGACTTGGTAACAAACTGTACCTCGAAGTTAGTAAGACCAAGCTGGTTGTTGGTCAGTACATCATCGTTGAGTGCTACCGAGCAATGGACCCCGAGCAGAACCTCAAGATGTACGGCGAGCCTTGGCTCAAGCGATATGTTGAGGCGCTGTTCAAGAAGCAATGGTCACAAAATCTGAAAAAGTTCCAAAACATGCAGCTACCCGGCGGCGTGGTGATCGACGGTCAGTCTATGTACCTTGAAGCATCGCAAGAGATTGATGAGTTGGAATCTGAGTTGCGAGATAAATCTGCGCCGCTTGGGTTCTCTATGGGCTGAACCGCATGCCACTAAATCAATACTTCATCAGCACCACAGGGACACAAGGTTCCCCAGAGGAACGAGATCTGCTAGCAGATCTCGTCGAAGAGTCTATTCAAATCTGGGGGCAAGAATTCCACTACATTCCCCGAACATTAGTCGCCAAGGACGAAATCTTAGGCGAAGATCGTCTGAGCAAATTCCAGAACCAGTACCCAATCGAGATGTACGTTGAGACGCCTTCTGGTTTCATGGGGCAGGGGGAGTTCGTATCCAAGTTCGGTCTCTATATAGAGCAATCTATTCAGGTCACTGTATCGCGTCGTCGCTGGCTGCAACTCGTTGCAGCTAACGGCACAACTATCCTGGCAGAACGCCCAGCAGAGGGCGATCTTCTATATTCTCCACTTCTAGAACGTCTGTTTGAAATCAAGTACGTTGAGAAGCAAACCAACTTCTGGACCATCGGATCGCTACCGACGTGGAAAATGACCATCGAAACCTTCCAGTACTCTTCGGAAAATATCAACACCGGAGTTCCGGCTATTGATGTGTTCGAGACTCTCAAGACTTTTGACACCACGAAACAACCAGACGTTGATGTGTCCGAGTCTTTTGGCGATAACAACAAGTTCAAGCAAGAAGCTCAAACTGTGGTTTTCTCTGAGACCAATCCATTCGGGGAATAACACATGCTCAATAACACTCCGTTCTACAACGAAGCGATTAGAAACACGATCATCGCCTTCGGGAATCTGTTTTCAAATATCAAGGTGGTTCGCAGAAAAAGGGACGGTACGGTTGAACAGACTGTCGCGGTGCCCATTGCCTACTCACAGAAAGAAAAGTGGGTTCACAGTATAGAACAGAACCCTAACGGCAAGTCTGGGGTTTATACTACACTGCCGAAGCTGGGATTTGAGATCACCGGGTACTCTTACGATTCTAGCCGCAAGCTGGCTAAGATGAACAAGATCCACTGTACCGATGCAACCGGTCGCAAGGAGGTATTTACTCCGGTGCCATGGAACATTGACATATCGCTCTACTTCGCTTCAAAGACCCAAGAAGATGGTCTGCAGATCTTGGAACAGATCCTGCCCACGTTTTCACCCGAGTACACGTTGGCAGTGAAGTCGGTACCTTCTTTGAACATCGTTCAAGACGTGCCGTTCATTCTCAACGGCGTCAGCGTTCAAGACGACTACGAGGGCGATCTAGAGACTCGGCGTTTCGTTATTCACACACTGAACTTCCAGGCTAAGATCAACCTGTTTGGTGGTATGAACAACGTGGGAGTTATCAAACAAGTGGAAGCCAACGTGGCGATGAATTCTGCCAATGTTACCGAGCGTGAATACGTTGCTACTCAGGCAACTCCTATTGATCCGATCAACGAGAACTGGTTCAATACCTTCTAAAGCTACGCATGGCAACTACCTTTTATAATTCAAACCCAAACCTCAAATCTGTAGGGGTCGCGGTCGAATACACGCCCGACCAGCTGCAAGAATACATCAAGTGCAAAGAAGATCCGATCTACTTCATCAAGAAGTATGTCAAGATCATTTCTCTTGATCGAGGACTGGTCCCGTTTGAATTATATGATTACCAGGTGAGATTCATCACCGCGTTGCATGAGAATCTCATGGTGGTGACGCTCATGCCTCGGCAAAGTGGCAAGACAATTTGTATCGCCGCCTATCTTACTTGGTATATCCTATTCAACGACGCAAAGACGGTTGCCATTCTAGCAAACAAGGCGTCGGCTGCTCGCGAGGTCATGTCTCGGGTTCAACTCATATACGAAAACGTCCCACTGTTCCTGCAACAGGGCGTAAATGAATGGAACAAAGGGTCTATTGCGCTAGAGAATAACAGCAAGGTATTCACTGCGGCAACCACTTCGAGCGGCATTCGTGGAAAGTCCGTCAACCTTTTGGTCGTTGATGAGATGGCCATTATACCAAACACGGTGGCGGAAGAATTCTTTACTGCGACTTACCCGACTATTTCTTCCGGTAAAACCACGAAAATTATACTCGCGTCTACTCCACTTGGTCTAAATCACTTCTGGAAGTTCTGGACCGAGGCTGAACAGGGAATTAACGGCTTTGTTCCGGTGCGGGTTTCATATCACGAACACCCCGACAGAGACGAAAAGTGGGCTGAGGAACAAAGAAAACTTCTGGGAGAGTTAAAGTTCCAGCAAGAAGTGGCTTGCTCGTTTTTAGGGTCATCCTCCACGCTCATTTCTTCGGACGCAATCCAAAGGTTAGCGGCACAAAGACCAATCTACGAGCTAGACGGCATTGCGGTTTACGAGACACCGTTCAAGGGCGGTGCTTCAGAAGCCGGACCTGCCGCAGCAGGTTCCTATGTGATGACCGTGGACACGTCCGAAGGCGTTGGTGGCGATTACAGTACATTCTCCATCATCAGAATCGACCAGATGCCCTACAAACTGGTGGCAAGGTATCGGAACAATTCGATCTCACCTCTGGTGTTCCCCAATGTGATCTACAAGTGGGCTACCGAGTACAATCAAGCGATGGTGTTGATTGAAGTCAACAAGTCCGAACAAGTCCCTTATATCTTGCACAATGAACTAGAGTACGAGAATATTCTCTACGTTGGTAGAAACGCCAAGCAAGGGCAACGCGTCGGAGGAGCACCTTACATCCCGGGTGTTAAGATGGACAAGAGAGTCAAGCGCCTCGGTTGTTCTGTTTTCAAAGACTTGGTTGAACAGGGCAAACTGCTTATATCAGACATCGAGACCATCGCCGAGATATCCACCTTCATCGAGGACGGTCGAGGTTCCTATTCGGCAGATAGTGGCAAACACGATGACCTAGTCATGCCGCTGGTTATGTTTGGTTGGTTGGTAAATGACCCGTACTTCCAGGAGCTGACCAATACGAACTTACGGAACAGGTTGTTCGAACAACGACTAGATCACATCGAGCAATCGGTATTACCAATTGGCTTCTATAACGACGGCACCGAAGAAGTAACTGGTGAGACCTGGGTTGATTACACACCTGCTTAAGATGTGCCCGTGCGCCTGCCGGCGCAGTGATGAGCGAAGCGAATCACGTCCAGCCGCATCAAGCCATATTGTACTGCTTCCTTATTGATGCGGATTGCGGATCTAGATCTTTGAAGTGATCTTTCACCTGAGGTTTGTAAGTCCACGGCTTGGACTTCGTCTGTTGGTTACCTCGGTTCTTGTTTTTCTTATGATGTACGACCGGCTTCGCCGGTTGGTGATCTCTGGACATATCAGCTAACGAATCAATTTCCACTTCTTTGCCGTGTAGATCTACCAGGTACGATGAGGTATCCACGATGCCACATACAAGATCTGATCTCATATCTGGTTCAAGAAATGGAAACAAGTTCAATAGATCAGTCATACCTGGATCCAAGATGTACCACTTCTTCTGAACTGGGTCCCATCTGGCACCACGTGACTTAGCTAAGTCCTTGTGGTCAAATTTAACTACTAGATTTAATCTTTTCATTTGATGTCCCATAAGTGAATGCGATATCAGATATGTATAACGAAGTTGTGCCCGTGCGACGAAGTCGCAGTGATGAGCGAAGCGAATCACGTCTAGCCGTCACTAGATCACATTGTGTCATAGATGAGTAGATATCTTCACGAGGTCATTTCTAGTATAACCGGACGAAGTCCGTGATGAGCGAAGCGAATCACGTCTAGCCGTCACTTGGTCTCTTATGGCAAGATATCACGTATGAAGTTCAAGATTAGATCTAATGGGACTTATCAATACACATCTACACTTGGTTATTTCATATAG